TAAGTGCTGAGTGAGAGTGCCCCCAATATCGCTGAGAGCGCTACCCACGACGATAACACAGCCGGTGAAAGATGTTGCAGTCGTTCCGGTATATCGAAAGACATCACCACTGGTATCTACACATACACCCGCCTTAGCGAAGCCACTGGTAGAATCCACATTGATTGTAGTTGAGTCAAGGCTACTGAAAGTTGCAGTGTTCACCTGAGTTTGTGACAGTGTGACACTACTGTCTGTCACAACTACCGAACATGTCTCTCCACCTTTTACGGCTCTCATGCTCGTCAACTTGACAATGCCTGTTCCGTAATCTGCATTAGCAGAAGCAAGGAACTCATTGTGAACAGCGACGTTACTTGTTGAGCCTTCAAGAGTAAATGCAGATGCAAACTCTACTGCTGCTTTACTAACTCGGTCTTCCTTGTTGATGAGGTCAGCGAGATTTTGTGCAGTAGTTGTAGCGTCAAAATCAGCACGCCACTGTCCAGTGCCAGTGCCAGCAGTGAGAGTAGCAGCAGTTCCATTACCGGGAGAGAGAACAATAGAACCACTGATGGCTCTCACATCATCCGGTATCTGAATACGTGCTTCTGCTCCACAGATGTCACGATAGTCATCACCTTGCCATAGTTCGATGCGCAACATTTGCTGAACATTGCGGAAAAGAAGTGGGGTTGTGCCGACATAATCTGTGTAATATCGTCGGCGATACGGCTTGTATGTGTCAAAATTGATGTATTCTGCACTCACAAGGTAGGGTCGCCAAGCATTATGTGTGATATTATCTATCTTATCCTGAGTTTCCTTGATACGAGCCTCAACAATCGCCTTCGTCATACCACGCTGTCTTCCCACTGCTCCATTGGAAAATGAAGATGTATTCTGGACATACGCATTGTCTGCTGCTTGATAATCAGCATGAGTAAACGACCCAGTGAATGCGAGTTTCACACCACTTGCTCCACCGTTGGAAATAGCAGTGATGGTTTTCTCCAATCCAAGAGGGTCAGCATCACTGTAAATGAGGATGGTATCTCCAACTTCAAATCCTATTGTGCGGTAATCTGCGCCAGTAACATAGACGCCGTCAGAAACAGAATCAGCAGCGACAAGCACAGCGTCTTGAGGACCAATAGCAAGGAAGTCAGCAACTTTTTGAGCAGTGGTATAGACAATTGCATCAGGGTCGAGAGGCCGTGTTTCAGGCTCGCCGGGACTAAAGACAATTGGCATCTACTCCTTCACCTCATGAACTCATCAAACAATCGCTACACATACCCGCATTCCTAATCATATACAATTCATCTTCTTGTTCACGGTAAATGCCTTTTGCACATTTAGGACAGTGGGTATCAAAATGTTCTCCTTGCCAATCAAAATACCCAAGAGGTGCTGGATTACCATCTTCGTCATAGGTATTACTCTTGATAATTTTCCATGCTTTTTCAAATGCAGTCATTCTCTCGCCTCCTCATCTCGGTGACCGAGGTTGTATTCCATGGGGCGCTTACATGCACCACATGTTTCTCGCCATAAGAAGTGGAGCATACCGCAGTGTTGACAGCGTGTTCCTTTACCGATGTTAAGGATGTCAGCAGCCTCACTGTTTCGATTGCGTTGTTCACTTACAACGCCCTGTAGAGGACGGTCTTCGTCAGCAATAGCACCGAGGTCAAGGTTGACATCCGAACGAATAGCCTGTTTTTGCATACGCTCGATGTCTGAAAACTCAATTGTATGAAGTTCCAAACCCATGCATACCACTCACTCTCAACTTGTAGTCACTATGATGTAGATGTTCCCAAGCACTGTATGCGGGTCACAAGATACACAAGTGTTACTCGCGATAGCATCGCTAATTGCTGTAGCAATTGCGGTCCTCGCTGTAGAGTCAGCAAAATCCTTTGGCGGATAAGGGCCAAGAATAGTCACTGACTTTGCCATCTAATCACCGCCCTCAAGAGCGGCGACCAATCGCAAGGAAAGTTCCACCAGCGGTATCCATACCAGCAAAGGGTGGGTTGACCGTAATAGTGGAGCCACTGAAGGTGAAGGTGTCATGAAGACCACCGCTCACAGCAGCGTAGGAAGTGCCATTAGCGATGTCAACGTCCTGATGCTTTACTTGTGCAATCGCGGAGTTCACAATCGCTGCATCAATGCTTACAAGAAGACCACTCAGGTCAATACTTGTGTCAGTCGCGGCGTATGAGCCTGTTACAATCATTCGGTCACCAAAATAGGTAGGTCGGGTGTCAATAGTTACTGCCATTCAAATCACTCTTCTTCTTCTGCGGACTCGGCTACGAGTTCTTCTGTCTCTGCCACTCCGTCGGGACTCATAACGGTTGCGACGAGTTCGAGTAGTGTGGACTTGGTTGCATAGCCCTTGGGCTTGATGTCATAAGTAGCCAACCAGCCTTGAATATCCTTACGGGACCATTTCTCATCAGGGATTCCATCTCCGCCAAGGTCTTCAGACCTCTCTTCTGCTTCTGATGCAGTCCAACCTTCAATGCGGAAGTTAATCTCATCAAGGCGAGGGTGGTAATGGTCGAGCCAAGCGGATGTCACTTCCACCGGGCGGTTCTGTTCCCAATCAGGCATCTTAGGGTCTGTAGCCCGACGCACATGAGAGCGACCGATGTAAGTCACTATAGGCATTTATTATCACCTTAAGCGACTATAGCCATGAAGTGCGTCTGACTGTTTAGAGTGCCTTCTGCTTGCATGACGATTGTCGCTGTTCCAATACCTGCGTCAACAGTCAAAGATTTTCCTGCTACACCTGAACCTCCGACAACGATTGCTACAATTTTACTTGCATCTCCGCCAACGGTGAACTCATTGTTGTCTTCTACTAAGGTAAAAGTTCCCACAACTAACTTCAATCCTGCTGTTGCGTCGGTTGTATTGGAGTTCTTTGCTTGAAATCCATCAAGAGCACCGGGGTATGAACTTGCTGCTGCTCCACCGTCTAGCCATGCAGTGTCGTCCGTTGGACTTCCTGCGTATAGGTCTAATTCGAATGTGACAGCCATTACGCCGCCACTGCCTGTTGTTCTGCTAAATGTTACTGCCATTTTTCATCATCTCCGTATTGTTCTTGTTATCTCCATCAGGACAAGTCCCGAATACTCCCCTGTGCGCGGAAGAAGGTAGTCCATACCTCGCCCATGGTTCGGTATAGCCCTTCCTGACCGAGACGGTTGATAGCGAACGGGTCGCCTGTCTCGATACCGGACTCGAAGTATTGAGTCGGGATTGCCGTGGAGAAGTATAGGTAGTCCGTGTCGAGGAAGTAAACTCGGCTGATGCCGTCCTTCTCAACGTCCTTCGATGGAATGATTGGGACACCGTTGTAGGTAGCGACGATGAATCCGGCTTCGATACCGGGAACACCCTTTACACCGTTGTAGGTTGGTGTAACGCGCTTCTCTTCCATGAATCGCTGCTGTGCCTGTAGCAACTGCTGTAGGCGCATTAGAGTATCATAGCCAGTGAGCATAACCTTGGGGTTGCCACCAAGTTCCCACATGCGCTGGAACACATCATCCAGTTGGTCGAGGGAGAAAGTTCTGCGGTTGGCTGAATCTTGGTCGGTGCCACAGTTCACGACAGCGTTGGACCATGAGTTTGCACTTCGGTCAATGCTGTAGATGTCGAGGTCACTTGCACCACAGTGGTCTGCGGATGCTGAACCAGTTTCCATGGAAGTAGTTCCACCGGAGGAGCCACCGTCGTTTCCAGTGATTCGGTCAAGGGACTCGAAGTTGTTTCCTGCGGTTGTGTCAGAGTCCGTGAGGAGCATCTTGTTGACCATCTCAGCATGGTGCTTACCCATTTCTTCCTTGAGGACAGAGCGGATGTCACCAAGACCATCGTCCTTGTCAGCAAGGAAGATAGCGACTTCGCTCATGTCGAAGGAATGAGCGATGGTCTTAGGCTTTGCAGCCACGTGCTGGAAGACAGGCTTAACTGTCTCTGGTAGAGTGCCGTTTTCAGCAAGACCACCATGAAGAACACCAGCGTTAGGCTTCTCCGTGATGACGCGCCAACCCGAGCGGTCCCAAGGACGCTTAGGTAGGATTGAGAAAGCGTTGAACTCTTGGTTCAACTGGCTCCAGACCTTGCGGCCATAGATTGCTTGGTAGGTTCCAGCGGTGGTTGATAGCATTGGGCTGTCAGCCTTCAACAACTCACTACCGGTGTAGGAATATCCCATTGCATTACCAGCGCCATAGTAGTAGCGCTCCATGTCAGTAACTGTTCGAACGTAATTTCGTGCCATTTTTCATCATCTCCTTATTTTTTTTAATCATTCACTCGTCTCGGAAGACGCTCCCTGCGAGTTGGTGGACCTCGTCCCAAGACATGTTTGCGAGGTCAACCGTTGAAGGAACCTCGATGTTTGGGGAGGAATCGGACTTAGCAATCGTTGAACCAGATGCGCCAATGTTGTCAATGCGCTCATTTAGAGCGTCAAGAGCCTTCATGACCTCACCGAGAGGACCACGGGCATCGAAATCAGCAGCAGCAGCCTTCTGTAGTTCAGCATGAGTTTCTGATTGGAAACGGTCTTCAAAGTGCTTCTCAAGGTTGCCCTTGTAAGCCTGCTCTGCGCGAGCAGCCTTGTAGACCTCGTATGCGGCTTCTAACTGAGATGCGTCAACGGCGTCAGCGGTGATGAAATCACTCTTCTCAACCTTGCCGCCACCACGAGTTAGACCCGCACGAGCAAGAGCGTTAGTGGAAGGTGAGCCACCTTCTTGAGCGCGACCCTTTACCTGAGCGGCGAAGTAAGATGCACCGTCACCGATGGCTTCCGGCGTGGAGCCGAGGTTAGCCTTAGCGACATCATCGAAGTGAGCGCGAGCACCAGCAGTGTCAACACCAGCGGACTTGAGAGTGTTCTCCATCCAGTCGAGGTATTCTGCGGTGATAACATCGGAATACTCGGACTTCTTCTTGTCGTCGTCGTCCTTGTCTTCTTTCTCATCCTTGGATTCATCCTTGGATTCATCTTTCGACTCTTTCTTAGCAGCAGCAAGTTGCGGGGGCAACTCTCCCTTCTCCATTGAGTCCAGTCGTCCTTCGAGGCGTTCGAGAACGCTACTCATTTGTTCCATTACATCGTCAGTCATTTTACTCACCTTGTTGTTATCCTTGTCTTCTTTTAGGATTCTAAATGTTGCTTCCGGGTTAATTCCCTTTTCGCAGATTGTCACTTCATGAAGTTCGAGTTTAGATATTTCTTGATAGGAACCGTGCGTGTTATCGCTTTTGTTGACTCGCTTGAATGCTTGTCCTCCGATACTAAAACCACGTAGGTTTCCTTTTCGAACTTCTGCTGCTACCTCCCTTGCTTTTTCTATATCGTTTCTTAATTGGACTACAACAAACATTCCCGCGTCGTCTACTTCGCTTTTCCACATTCTCCCGTTGCTGTCCGTATAGTTTGGAATTACTTCTCCTACTTGTATATTTGAATGAGCGAGTTGGACATTTCTAAACTTCGGGTCTGTCATGAACTTCTTGAAGGCGTCCTTCAGAGCCGAGCGTGTAATCAAATCTCCCTGCTTGTCAACGAGTTCAACAGAAGCATATCCAGCAACGACGAGGTCAGACCCCGCCTTGAGGAGTTCAATGCCATGTTGTATAGGTTGTCGAAGCACACTAATCCCAGCAAGGGGCTGTTCATCTATATGAACCAAACGCAGTCACCCCTCTGGCTCCTCAATCTCCATTTCGTTGGACTGCTCTAACATTTTGCGCTTTTTTCGGGCCGCTGGGTATTCCTCTTCAGGGTCTTCCGTTGGCCTCTCTAACATGTCCCAATCAGGCTGTGTTTGCTCACCTTGAACCTCAGTTGGTCCACGAGGTGATTCAACACCGTCACCAAAAAGACCGACACCCTGAGCACTGGTTCGCCCAGTCATCTTTTCTTTACTGATTCGCTCAGTTAAGTCAGCAATTCGACTGAGCATGTCTGCCATCTTCTTCTGCTCTTCAGGCTTCAAGATGGTTTCATCATCATCAGAATCAATGATTCCTGCTGATTCTTCCTCAGATTGTTCACGATGTTTAGGATTAGTCATAGTTCTAACACGCTCTAACTTCTTGGAAATCATGACACCTGCCACATCGTGCCAAATGGGACGAATGCTTTCAGCGAGTTGAATCGCATAGTCGGACTTCATCAGAGGAGAAAGCAGGGCTTGAGGCTCATGGACCCAATATCCATTTCGAGTCATGGTCATCTTGTAGACCACATCATCAATACCATCAAAGGAAAGAGTCATCTTCCCATCAGCCATTTCGATGTCATAATGCACAGGAATGATTGGATGTGACTTGGCAAGAAGGCTGAGAGATTCAAGGCTTGCTGGACTCTCTATATTACTACCCGCGCGTATAGTATTAGGGGTGACATCATAAATGAGGCGTCCTGAACGCTTCTTTTCCTTAACACCCGAAACTGAGACGCGAACAATATCTCCTTCTTCAAACGGTTTAGGACTCTTCACAGTCCCAACATCGAGATATGTCTCTCCATCGAACTTCACCCCTCTGTTTCCGAGGTCATCCTCATCCACAGGCCCAGCACCAAGACGATAGGTAAACGGACCTTTTCCGCGAACATCGAGGATTATGAGAGCGATGTCCTTGTTCCTCCTGAGCATAAACCACTTTGGATGCCTTCGCTCTCCCTTCATGTATGTGGATTTACCATCACGGAGTAGAAGGCGGGGGTTTTCTTCAGACAATCTCTCCACGGCTGCTTCAAGACCTCCCTCATCAGTCACAACTGTGTCATCAGGAGACGGAATGTGTGCATTCTCATACGAATCAAACTGCCCACGAAGTAATTTCAAACGCTCAGGGGTGCTTAAATCACTGACATTTGTGCCATCATAGTCAAGAATATCGAAGATGTAAATGTGATTTGGTCGCTTAATTGCATCAACAACGAAATCCTTCTCTGTCAACTTTTTGAGATGCTTCTTTGTTCTACCCCTAATAGCAACATCATCTGCGTTTGAATCATAAGCAGAAATATCATCCCCGTCACGAGTGATAATGATGCGCTGTCCTTCAGGATAAGCAGAAACCACCCAATCACCAGTGAAACCACGAAACGAATCGAGATTTTTGACGGAGAAAAGACGGTGCATTGGGAGAAGAGGAGGCGGTCTTGCCTCATCTTCTTTGTAAAGTAAGTCAGGATTCATCAACGTCATTAGGTCTTCACTCCTCAAGATTATATCATCATTAGGCCGTTGACCCATCATGTTCGCACGAGAAATGTAATTCATAGTGCTGAGTGGTTGCCATTGTTGTTGACGCCATAAAGCGGCCTTTTCTTCACCATGTAGTTCCGCCATAATTCCGTGAGGGACACTGTGAAGCAACTCATTTTGGGTCTTGAAACCAATGACCGGTTGACCATTTTCAATTTCCCAACCAACAGGTGAGCGACCCGGATAACCAAAATCCATGGCAGACGTTGAACCCCACATATCCTGCACAGTGTGATGCTGCCCTGTTGTTGCTGGGCCAACAGGGAACGTGCCCCACCCTGCCTCTGTTGCTGTTCCCCCTGAATAGATTTGACCTTCCTCTTCCTCCCCGTGAGCCACAATCAAATCATGGAGCGTTGAACGGATTCTATTTTTTGTAGCCTTGATGTTAGGATTCTTTGCTGTGCCTCTCATTGCATTTCCATATACACTCTCTTGTCTTTGTGACATTTCAACAGGCGTCAGTGGGATATGAGTTAGATTGTTTATCTCACTTGCTTTCTCGTTACGGCGTATGATAGAAGGTATGAATGAAAGAGGACGCTCGTAACGGTCCTTTAGTTCATTTGCCTTCTGTTTAATCGTCCCACGCTGTTGCTTTACATAGTCAGTAAAAGCGTCTTGGTGGTTTTCAATTGAGGCGTCGTGAAACGCCATGCTCCCCCTTGGAGTCAAAGGGACACCAGTGCTATGCACCGCAGAATTGGTCATGACTCTTACTGGACCAATAGTTCTTGCATGGTCAAGAAGACGTTCTATCATGTCGTTGTGATACTCATCATTTGGAAGACCGAGATTTTGAAGAACAGTGATTGAGTTACTCTCAGGAAGAACCTCGACACCAAATCGTTTTACGATATTTCCCACTCTTGCATGCGGGTCAATGACATTACCTTCAGAAGAGAAAATCTCACTCGCACTTTTCTTTTCGACTTCTTTCCCACCATATGAGTGAGTGAAAATACCATCTTGTGGGTCTGCCATTCTCAAAACTCGCCCAGCGTCTGCTAAGGCCCTTGCTGAAATACTCCAGAAACCAGCAGGGTCTTGTTCAGGGTCAGGCATCTTGTCAGAAGGGACCATGGCAAGTAATCGCCTTGCCATTTCAATGTGTGCAGCATTATCAGCGGCATCTTTCTTATCTATATTCTCAAACTCTGCAAGTCGTTGTTTGTTAGTATACACATCACCGTATTGCTCAGAATGCTCATATTCTCGTAGGCTTTGCTCAATGGACTCTATTTCCTCCCCTCGCTCTTCCATCCTTCCAATAAGAGTGGGGTCTATCTCCCCTCGCTCTTTCATTTCTTCCAATTTTTCACTATCTTCATCCTGTAAAGCCATGAGATTAGTTATATTCTCCATATTCGTTTCATAATCAAAGTCACCGGATACATCTCTTGTTTCAGCAAATTGTTCTAAGTCGCGCCCTGCTCCTTGAAGACGCCCCATGGAACCCTCCCATTCTTTTGCGTCAGATACATTATGGCTAAACGGATGACGGCCCGTTTTCAACTTCTTTACTGAAAGCATGCGCTCTTCTTGAGGGTCATGAGGTGGCCTCATTCTACCAAGTTTTGTTGCATGTCTATGAGCGTGTCTTGACCTTCTTTTAGAATGACCAAACGGGTCGGTGGATGATTGAATTGTATGAAGGGAATCACCAAGAGGACCAGATACTACATTAGAATATTTTGTAGGTTTACCCTGATACTTTTCTTGTCTTTCAAGATTACTCATTGTTCTAATGGTATTTGCATAAGGAGCAGCAAAAGATGTGACACCGTTACTAAACGTATTTTTTGTTGTTCTTGCTTTTGTAGAGGCTTTTCCATCTCTGAAACCCTTCGGTCTACTCGCATCTTTAGCACTTAACACTCCAGCCGGGTCAACATCGAGAGGCGCTCTCTTGTCGTAATACATAGGAGTCAAGAAACCAGTAAGACCTGTGTGCTTTTCATTTGCTGTGAAAAAGGTATCATCGAAATCTTCATTCCCTATATGAGAAAGTCCATCCTCGTCTTTCGGGTGATGACTGTGCAAAAAATGAAGGAATGCAGAAGATGACCTACCAAGTCCACCGCTCTCATGAAATGAGTCAGAGAAAAATGATGCTAATCCCTTGAGTGTTTCCCCATCATCGGTCAAGTATAACCCACGCTCATTTTCAGGAACATCTGTTGCCCTATACCCGTCATGACCACGTAAATGCCTCTGTGCAGAGTTCCTTACTCTCTTGTGGTCACGAGAACGGTTAGCCAGTAAAAGAGCACGTTGACGAACATTATTGAAATCATCTGCGCTCATAAGAGGAGCATCAGGATGGTGGTCTTTTTTGGCCTCAAAGGGATTTAGATTTTCATCCAAACCAACAAGTTCGAGTAACTGCTTTTCACTAATCTCGTTTTCACCCTTCTGAGATTCTTCTAATTCCCTGTAATATGCTTCTTCGTATGAAATGTCTTTATCTTCCGCACGCCGCCTTGCGTTTGCTGCGGTTCTAAGGTTAATTCTTGGAATATAATTCAACTCATCTAAAGTGGGAGGCTCATACTCATCCTCGTCTTCATCAAACTCATCCTCGTATGTTTCTCGCATTTTCGCACTGAGTGGTCTGTGGAACTTTCTATTGAGTTCACCGAGAATAAAATCATGCATAGTTCCTCCAGTGGGATGATTAGTTTCCTTCAACGCCTTGTAAAAAGCAGCACCGCTAAGTGCTTCTGTCGCTTTGGGAATATCCGCTTCACTTTCATAGTGAGCATTTACATTCCCACCATGTGCATTTTGACCACGGTGAAACCACTCATATTCGGAATTAACGCGTTGCTTAAGGTCACGAGCAATCCGACCAGCAGATGTATAAGTCCCATCACCGAGAGAAATCATCTGATTATCTGGATGCTTAGTGTCTTTTTCATAGAGATGCTTAGCAACCATATAACGCTGCGCTGGTGTCATGAACTCTAAACCATGCCTGTAACCGTTGTATGACATTTTCTTAGGAAAATGTATAGGTTCAGGTGCGTCACGAGGGACATCTTCCCCTCTCATTAAAGCCATCTCTCTTTCAATCCGCTCTTCATCAGTTTCACCAATGTAAGGTTCAGGGTGAATCTCATCAGAAAACCAATCTTTTGCACGAGATTCGAAATGCTGTTTTCTTAACTCAAAATCCTGCTTTGCATCATCTTCAGGAAACATCTCTGTTACTTTTGTTGCAGCATTAGGGTTTTCAGCCTTCCAACGCTCAAAATCAGTCATGTATATGCTGTGAGGTGAAATGTCATGATGGCGACCAGCAAAAGGTTGACGAGATTCATTTGTCTTTTCTTGTGCTAATTCTTCAATGGCTTGCTGACGGAATATTTTCTTAGGGTCTTGATTCAAATCAGGGTCTTCATTACCAAACAATATCTCTTTCACACTGTCATCAGTATTCTCATAGATTTCGTTAATCCTTTGTAGAATCTTTTTTTCTGACGTTTCCTCAACTGTTCCTGAAACAAAGGGATTTTCCTGACTGATGTCATGTTTGTCTTGCGCCTTTTCGATTTCAGCGTGGATTTCGCTATTGCTTTGAGCACCGGGTTCTGAAGGGAGATAAAAACGCCTTAATGTCTCAACCCAACGGGGTTCGCCAGTAATGGTATTAACACGCTTATGTGGATGAACAACTGGGCTAAACGGATGCATATCGTGATAATGGTCGTAACCAGCCTCTCCTACAACGTCAATGTCCTCTGTAAAAATCTGCTCAAGAGGGCGCTCAATAACTCGGTCAAACCAGTGATGTTCACCATCATGCATCATCTCCGATATTCTTGTAATGTGTTCGTTTAACAACTGCACTTCAGAAAGTTCTTTGTTACTTCGCTTTTGTCTTTCTTTCTTTTGAGAGCGTCTGCTGAGTGGTTTAAATTGTCTTTGCTCCGATGGAATCTCTTCTTTCAAAATAGAGATAGTCAAGTGGTCTTCCCACGATTTGACAAAATCATCACCCTGACGGGAGACATTTAGGACCGAAAAGTAATGGTCAGCGACGGCGTTATGATAATCAATGCCGTCAACTACAGCCTTGAGTAGATTATCGCGTGTCCTCAAATAGACATCGAAGGCATCTTCTCGCACACTTCGTCACCCTCAGAGTTCCAGCATATCACGCATCTTGCTAAGAATCCCATCAACGACTTGTCGGTCGGCGCCGCCACCGTCGTGAGGATTCAACTGACCAGACAACTTGTCCATGGAAACTGACTCAGATGTTGCGCCTTTGTTAGTAACATCTTCTCCGCCGTATAGATACTGATTGGTTGTGTAGTAAGCACTGCGTGTTTGTCCACCGCTTTCAGCCATGAACATAACTCCACCGGGGTTAGAGTCAAAAGATGTTTCAAAACCCGGTTGAGTGCCCATTTCGGACTTTTCTACATTCATCTTTCCACCGCATCCCATCTTCATGCAAGCGCCTTTGTTCATTTTCTCACCGCAAGTTGGGCAATCTTTTGCTTTCTTCTTCTCGTCTTTAGCACCCTTACCATCAGCAGCGAAAGAAGGAACTTTCTTTCCTTCATGCTCAACCATGTCTAACTTTTCAGCCTTTTCAAAAAGACGTTGAGCCTTGTGAAGAAGGGTTATTGCATCTTTACTAACTGGGGATGGAATTGGTCGCATGTTCATACCTCTGTGCTTTTGGCTTGGTCAGCCATCTCATGAATCTCATCCCAACTCATGAGATGGATTTCTTCATTTGTAAAAGTGTCATTTGCCTTGAGAAGCACACCCTCATCAGAGCGGAAAGCGTCTGTTTCTACATCCTCACTTAGAGGAGTCATTGTAGCAACAAAACCTGCCTTACGAAGAAGAGATGTTGGGTCGTTAATAATGCGTTGAAGACGTTGATTTTCTGCCTTGAGAATACCAAGGTCGTGGTCCATGGTTTCCATCTTAGAGATAAGTGTGGACATGAGTCGCTCTGTCGCACTCTCAGGTGCGTCATCAGACATCTAATCACTCTCCACCGGGAGTAAAGTGACCGAAAGTTCCACGGTGAACACGCATGGGTCCGCCAGTTCGTGCAGCAAGAATCATACCGGGTAGAACAGCATCACGTTGTGAAGAGTCAAACTTCTCACCAGTTGTGTTCATCTTCATGATTGGAGTAGAGATTTGAGTATTTCCACTTCTTTCTGCCTTCGTGATTTCCATGTGAATATCTTCTGAAAGATAACCAGCGAACTTTTTAATTTCATTCAAATGGTCTTGAGCAGCCATTGCGTCACCTGTTTCGAGTGCCTTGCTGAAGGCGTCAGCGTGAACGCCTAACTTGCGTGCCATAGGGTGCATTTTCTTGAGGTCCATGTTAATCTCGCTCTCCGTAGGTAAGGTGCATTAAAAGAGATTACGCTCCACGCGGCCTTCTCGCGTTCTGTATTGCATCACTATTCAACTGCTGTTGAGTAGGTGCTGGTCCACGTTGTTGAACACTTGTCACGGGCGAACCAGCGCCCGGTGAGCCGCGTTGTTGTGGTCTTGCAGGGCTTCTTGGTGTGCGTATTCCTTGTCCTTCACCACCCGGTTGTGATGGAGGCATCATTCCACCGGGAGGCATTCCTCCTCTCATTGGCATACCACCCGGAGGCATACCACCCGGAGGCATACCACCCGGAGGCATACCACCCGGAGGCATTCCGCCCGGTTGCGCCCCTTCTTCTTGTTGGCGATACACGAAGCGAATGTCTCGGTCACCCTCCTCCAAGAGTTCAGGTTGATAACCCAGCATTTGCATTCTTTGTGCCAAGTTGACTTCCATCTCATCACGGCGGAGGCGGGTGATTTCATCCTCTTCTTCATTTGGATAGAGGGTTAGTTTCCAATCTGTAATACTCATTTCTTTGAGTATGCGAGGGAATAGGCTCTCTGTGTAGACCTTTTGCCCAAACTCAACAGCACGATTAGTTACAAGAATCTGCAAACCTTCGTTGTTGAGTCCACCAGATTTACCATTGTCAATCATAAAGATGCTCGACACACCGTAAAATGCGGCAATTCGATTACGAATCTCATCACGGACAGCGATATACTGCATTTCTTCCAACGTGTCCATGAACTTAACCCAATTGACAGCACCACGACCAGATTGCGATTCAATACCAACCTTCGGGATGTAATGCGGGTCACGCTCCATCTTTTCATCAACGCCCTTCCAGAAGGACTTCATTGACTCAAGATTGTCTGTCGTGACAGAAATAATACCTTTTGGAATCCGCCTCTTCTGGTAAGCAGTATACATGTAATTGTCCATTGCAGTGAGTGTCATTGCCTGACGCCACATCGTATTGACTGGGGAAGTCCCATACAACTTAGATGGGTTATACTTACTGATATGAATGACTTCACCTTTCGTGTAATATTGGTTCTTACCAGAACCTGACATGTTCACATAGTGAGCGTCTACAAGTTTTGAGCCGCATACTTGACACGCTGGCTCCTGACCGGGATAAGCCACTTGGTCACGATGGATTTTACAAATCTTGTATCGTCCACCCCGAACACCACGCTTGTCAGCGATAATACGCATGAAAATAGGGTCACCACGAATAACTTGCTTAACTCGATAGAACTGTATGTCACCCGTTTCAGGGTCCACATAATACTCTTTGATGAGAATCAAAAACGCATCATCTACAATATTCAAGTCACGCTCAATTTCGTAAAGAACATCCATGAAACTTTGCTCCATGGCATTTTCTTGCTCCAATAACCAACGACCGTAAATAACCTGCTCAGGGTCAGGGTCACGAACTTCTCCACCACATGTCTTACACATGTCAACATCATGCTGGAACTCCTCACCGCACTCAGTGCACTTCTTACGAAACTTCTTCTCCCAATAGTATCCCCGTCGGAAAATCTCCTGACCTAACTTTGCCAACACAGTTCGTAGAATAAGATTCTCATTTGAAACAGCGAATAAAGCAGGAATAGTAATACCTTGTGCGAGAACAGGCTCTTGGATACCTGTTGTATACAAGGGCATTTGAGGCTCAGGTGTTGTGCGTCGCCTAAACGGATTAGCAAGAGCCGATAAAAATCGGCTAACTGGGCCTTGGTTATCTTCTGCCATCACAGACCCTCCTCATATTTACCAATTGTATCCACATCAATGCCCCAACTCTCAAGCAATTCGGTAGCCTTTCGAGTATCATCCTTCCAATTATTGTATCTAACGACTCGCTTTATCTCTTCCTTCCGAACCTTGTCGTCTTCTTCTATGAAGGCGAGAACGCCCTTGGCTTGAACTTCCTTCATACGCAGGTGAGGTAGCACTCCCGTTAGGAGTTTGCGGATGTCAGCCTTTGAATAGAACTGAAGTCGATGCTGACTCCTCTGTGAATCCTTGTAGACCTTATTATCGAGTTGAAGAACGCCGCAGCCCAGTGTTTTATGGAGATTTTCACAATGTATTCTTCCTCTATCCCCTGTTGCGATAAAGCCAGCACGTGGTTCACCGCGTCCTGTAATTGTGATATATCCATCAGCGTCAAGGAATCCAGCACTGTATGCCCATGGGTCTTTGAGAACAAGGCCATCAGAATCAAGAACAACATAAGTTCCGCGCTTTGCACCCTTAATGATGTCAACTTCTTCACCATACATATTGAGAAGCCGGGCCAATTTCTTATCAGTAAATGATTTTTTCATCATACCCGCTTCACTTAGATTTCTACGAATCTCAGTGGACTTCATCGGTCCTCTCTCATTCAACTGTTGAGCAGCAAAAGAAAGAAAATCTCGCTCATGCTTAGTGAGAGCATCAATCTGATGTAGGCTATTTTTCCACATCTTCTTCGCATCACTTCTCGTAGACATGGCTGTAGCCCATGCACGTTGCTCTTCTTCTCCCCATACATCCTCAAACTCATCGAGCATTTTGAGGGCAACCTCTGCACTTTTCCACATGTTACATGCTTGTTGAAGAGATACGGAACGGGTTTCCCCAAACTTACGCAAACTCTTGAGGTCACGGTCACTAAGTCCTAATTGCTTGATGACATCAGCATTCTCAGCACCCCAAGTAAGTGAATTGATTGTTACTTCAGTTTCTAACGCTTTCATGACACGTATGTCAGAAATAATGGCATCAATTTCATCACGACTATCCTTATTTCGTCTACGCATTTTTCGCAATCTTTTCACAAGGTCACCGGCAGAACAGCCTAACTTAGCCTCAAACCAACCATCACCATTAGCAAAAAGGCTCTCAGTCACTTCAGCCTTAGTGATGACTTCGGGGACTTCTTCTTCGAAGGATTCGATAAGTGCCGACCCCCACATACTTTGACCTCACGAGTGACCTCTACTTAACGGCTACCATCTTCACGATAGTCGGTTTACCGCCTACGCCCTGCTTCTTAGAGCGCTTACGCTTAGTGGCTGCACGTTTTTCACCCTCAGACATTGAACCAGAAGTTTTTGGCGTTTTTTCGCTGACCTTTACAGAAGGGCGGCACTTTGGGTAACCCTTACTTCCCTTCTTTGCTTTGGAACGACCGCAAGGAGGGTGCTTACCCGTCTTCGGGTCTTTACGACTAACATCTACCCACTTCTCTTTGAACCAACGGTTCAGGTTTTTACGGACCAGAACCTTACTCATTTCTTCGCCGCCCATGCATCACAAACGTGGTCAGCACGACAATTAAAATCATACCACTCACAATAACCAGTCATCGGGTCATCAGTTTTTGAAGAATCCCATGCTTTACAATTACCACACTTTTCTGACCCTGTGGCCTTGCGATAATTTGGTGCATCTTTTTTGGCTTTTATTATGGCCCATGCCGCTTCAAGAGCATCCATTTTATGGACTTCTGTTTGCGATGTAACGTAATTTTGACATTGATTTGCATACCATATCCTATCTCCGGCACCGCTCAATCTACACCTTTCCCAAGGGTCATCTACACCGCATAGAAAACATGGAGCATTGCCGCCCCCCCTCTTAAAACTCATCATTTCTTTTTCTTCCCCTTCTTTCTAAACTTACCACGGCAGTATTGCACAGCCCAACCATTTGCATAGGCAGAAGGATAAACCTTGAACTTCCGCTTAGCAGCGGCCTTTCCTTCGGGACATAATTTCTTTTCAAGTGAATCCCAAGCCAATGTCATGGGTCCACAGTGTTCACAATCACAATTCAACAATTCCACCTCTTTAGTGCTGCACCTTTTGGTGTGAGTTTACCTTTCTTTGATGTTGGCCCCTTTGTTCCACTCATACGAGCGCAGAATGACTTACGGCGCTTGGCCTTCTTAGAGCCGGGCTTGAGTTTACTTGGCTTAGTGGTTACAGGTGGTTTGAGATTTGCACCCGTCTCACGCTTGAACTTAGCCCTTCCTTTAGCACTTAGCCCACCTTTTCTATGGTGGCGCTTTGGATTATATCCGTGAAACGGTTTGGACTTCTTCTTGGCTTTCATAACAGCCCAAGCAAGTTCACTGGGGCTACAACAATCACAGAAATCAACATTAGACAAATCACCTTTGAGAATATCAGATAAAGCATCATCATCTTCACTTCTTTGGATTATACCTTCTGCACCGCGTCTTTGTTGCACTGTATTTTTTCTTGGCCGTTGTATTGTTCTACCATAGTTAGGATTCCTCCGCAAACCATATGGGGTTTTTTCATACATAGGTTCATCTGCAAATCGTGGGTCAGGGACAGTTACTAAGCGACCGGTTTTTGAACCATGTAAAGCATGAAGCCTTGGTCTAATATTAGGAGAATCTCCTTGAAGACCTTGAAGCCGGTCTAACTCTCTTTCTTCATGGTCAAGACGAAGTTCCATATGAGGGTCTTCAAAAGGTATTTCTCCTTCAATATTCATACGACTATACATTGGTATTGGATTTTCTACTTCGGTAGGTTGTATGCCCCCACTGGCCCATACTTCATCAGGTAATGATGCATAATTTACAGGAGGTTCTACTTCTGAGAGAGGAGTCATTGCCGGACTCATAGGTATTGTTTCCGGTGGTAACTGTTCACCAGCCTCGGTAACGCCTCTGTCTAAAGGTAATGGGCTGAGGTTGGACGGACCCGTTGGTGCAAAGGCCGAACCCCACGGCCAACCGCCTCGTTTGAACCTGTCAAGCAAATACGCGTGTTTAATCTTCCCTATTCCAGAGCCAGTAGGACCACGCCGGTCTGAATACTTGTGTTCTGTGCGAGAAGGAGAAGAAGGGTCAAACCGTCCAGCAGCCTTGAGTAAACGCCAAGCCAAGTCCATCGCTTCTCCGGTTTGCACACGCCCTGTCATACGGTCAGAGAAGAACTTAGACGGGTCATCGCGACGAAGTTCAGCAAGGCTTTCTTGTCCTTGTGCAACTTGACGGCGGTGTTTATCCACTTGTCGCATTAAACGCATAAAGTTCTCACGGTGAACTGGGTCGTATTCTTCAGGGTTTTGTCGCATATCCATAAAATCAGGAGATTGAAGCCCTTCTTCATAGAGGGCAGTCGGCATTTGTTCATCTCCGGGCGAAAGAACCTGTGCAGCCTGTGTAGCCACTTCGCGTCCCGGTGTTTCCTGACCTAACATATTCGCAGTTGATTGGAAACGACGGGCAGTCGGGAAATCACGGGCACCACGAAGGGACTCGGCTTCTTGTTGAAGTTCTTCGATACTGGCTTTCTTCTTCGTATCAGGGTCAGCCTCTCGCTCAGGTTTCTTACCACCGGGTTTACCCACTGAGATAACAACGACCATGCCCTTGGGCTTCTTGCCGACTTTTTCCTCTTTCATGGAATCACCCAACTATCTCTCTTGGCCCCACCACTCATGTAATCATCAAAGCCGGGAAGGTAGTCATCAAGAAGCATGACTGAACCACGGAACTCTTTGGTTCCCCAGTTAGCAAGAGCGAGCGCCATTGCCAAGTCGTCATGCGTTCCCACACTCTCAAGCCTCCCATTTTTCTGCATACCAAACCGATTCAATTCTTCTTCCAACTTGTGAGTGAACGTCTTACTTCTCTCGTCTCCATACGGCGTGCGTATCTGCCCTTGTTCAAAAGCCAGCAGTAGGGACATGAAGAGGCTTTCCTTTCTTGTCTTAGTTGTCATAAAGGTTCGAATTGGAATATCGTCACGTATTTCTTTCAACTCCATGGCGAACATTCGCTGGAAATTGTTACCCTCAAGTTCAATGAGGTCAGGTTTGAACTTGTTATTGAGAATAATGATTTGACGCTTCTGAGCCATCGAAGACATTCCTTTTTCGTGAATGATATTGACAATCTGTTTTTCATTTTCGCCGGGTGGAGTGCGAAGAGTAACCATTGCTGTAAAGTCAGCATTCTTGTCAGAAGCAATCGCTGTATCCCAACCAATGAAATGCTGACCGAATACACCGGCAGGTTCCCCTTCTTCGTTGTATTCCATTTCTGCCCGGTCAAGAAGAACAAGATTGGTGTCACGTGCTCTCTCAAGAATATCCGACGGGAACATACTGGCAACGTCGTGAATTGGTTCACACAGATACTCACGAGTAAACTGAATTGCTGGCATAGACCGGCGACGCTCTTCGAGCGAGTCCAAGTCCCAACGCTCAGGCCACAACGCCACGCCCTCAGCGTTAATCGCAGGATATGTTTCGACAACGAACGTATCCTTCTGCTCAAGTTCCGCATACAGGTCATTGTATGAGAACGGAGTTCCGACCATCATTAGACGCGCACTATGGTGAAGAACAGGAAGCAGAACACCATAGAACCAATCGGCTGCTCGCTGCAACTCTCCACCCGTTGTGCCCCACAGAATATCGTCACATACAACCACATCAGGGTGGAAACCACGAGTTGCTCCACCGACCGACTTTGCCATAATACGACTACCGTTTGTGAACTCGAAATAGGACTTAGCCCACGGTTTACCAGTGGGTCGAAGTTGGCGAAGGCAAGGAGTTGTGTCTATACAATTACGAATAAAACGCATGTGTTCGAGTGTCTGCTCCAATGAGTGAGAGAAAACCATGATGTGTGTGCCGGGCTTAAACGCAGCAATCCACAACGCATAGGCCATGAACAGAGTGGATTTACCATGGTCACGGGATGCTTTTACGCAATAGTAGCGATTTTGGGTCAAGCCTTCGTCCCATAATTGGTGGTGATGTGAGTAATGAAAACCAAGGATTGACTCAAAGAAAAAACGGAATGAGCGAGAAGCCATCTTCCCATCCATCTCGATGATGAGTTGCTTGGTCTGTTCATTATCATCTGACACCAATGAAAGACCTCCTGTTACCCTTTTCAAAATCTCCTAAAGTTGATTGAACCATCTTTTTTTCTTCTTCAGTAAGAGCCTTATGTTCATTCATGGCTTCATCAGAAACATGACTTGGTTCAGCCATGTGTTGTGACACTCCACTGCCCAATGCGTTTTGCGCTTCCACAATTTCTTGGGGAGATAATGACTGCGCCGTCGTAGGTGGTGCTACAGTAGGTGGTGCTACAGATTGCGTCGTAGGAGCACCTGTATCAAACCCTTCAAAATCACCTAATTTTGCTTGCTGTGTCTCACCCGCCGAAGTTGGAGGTCGAAGCGGAAGAGATACTCCGACGGGTGGACGTTTTATCATGGATGCTCTCATACCTGCGGTTTGCAACGCTGGGCTGAGTTGTTGGTGAGTAAGATAACCTTGGGTTCCTGCGCTCCCGAGTGCACTGATGAGGTCTGTGCCTGATTCATTGGCTCTTTGAAGTGCCAGCAAACCAGCAAGACCACCAAGGGCACCGGCTGCAAATCTACCAGCACGTGCACCTCGTCCAGTTCTTCGGAGTGCCTCATTGAATGCTTGCTGAGTATTTGAAGAACGCTGTGCATGACCACGTGCTAAACGCTCTTGAAGAGGCATTTTTTTGTCATATCTTGCTTGTGCCCTTTGCGCCCATCCCCTTTGCTCTTCAGGAGTTCTTCCACTAAGAGTAGTAGGAGCACCAAGTGCAGCGAGTCGCTCCGCATCTTTATCTTTTGTAGGTTCAAAACCAAGTTCTCCACTTTGTGTAATAAATGACTCATGAGGCTTCAAACGGTCAGGACCGGGTTGGTATCTTAAATTGGAACTACTTTCACCCATACTCAGAGGGACTTGAAACGGTCCTATCTGTGTGAACACATCCTGCTTTAATACGAGAACTGGCTTCATCAGACACCCCCCATACTTACCTTAACCATCTTGACCACATCAAGCGGGACATCTAACTTTTCCGAAATCCTGTTCCAGTCACCAGAAGTATGAGCAATGGTTCTCACATCAAGAGATGTAAGCCCTAAGCCCTTTGCGATTCTATGGATTCCACGCTCATCAGAAATGTCAACCTCACGAACAGGAACGCGCTTCATGATGTCTGTATCCATGCGAGCCTCATCTTTCTGCATCTCTTCCATCGCCTTCATCAAACGGTCAGTCATTGGGAGTGACTCATCGAGGCTACGAAGATACTGGGACAAAAGTTGCTGACGAGGGTCACCAAACGTCTGTTGGAATCGCTGCTCCTGCGGTGTGAGAGTTTGACCAGTGCCAATTGGAACTCTCGCGCCCACTTGTTGAAGAGCCTCTCTAAATTGTGTAGGTTGCATTTGTCCGATTTTTTGTCGGGCACTAACAAGAAGAGGGTCTTGAGGAGTGAAAGGCTGCTGCACAGCCACTTGTCCCCGACGAGGCGTCTGAGTCGAAAGCGCAGGTGATTCAGGGGCTTGAATGGCAGGAGTTCCCTCCTCCTCTCTTGTGGTTGCTCTCCCACTTCCAGTCATTCTTGTTGAGAGTTTTTCGTGGTCCTCGTGATGACGAGCATACGATGGTAGGCTACCCATTGGAACTTCAGAATAGCCAGCGATGTTTTGTGCATACATCGGTTGTGTAGGAATCATCTCAGGTGGTGGGATTTCACGTTGTGGTTGGTGACCAAAACCCATTGCGACCAACGAAGCAATACCTTCCATGGCAATGCGACGATGTTGGAGGTTTTCGTCTCCAGATTCAGGATTAAGACGGAATCGCCTAAGAATCTCAGGGTCATCAATCTGAAGATTGCGAAGATTGGACACCCCCTCTTCATCAACACCAGCCATCATCAACTTAGTAGCCAATTTTGCAGCATTAGCGTGAGTGTGCTCTTTAATCCTCGACCCATCACTAAGAGAAACATGAGGTCCATGACCCACATACTGTTTCATTTGTGCATAATCAAGGCTGTCTTCAGGGGCACCCAAATTATCCATCATAAATTGAAACAATTCACGACCAGAAGAGTTCTTCGCATCAATGCGACCGAAGAGATAAGTAAAAGCCGGTGTAACAGCAAGTTCACGAGCCATAGCATTGAGAAGGTCTGGACTTCGCAATACAGATGTAAATGGGTAAAGAGTGTAATCACCAGCAGCAGTTCCATTGTTTTCTTCTACTGTGATGTCTTTGTTTAACGGAACTTGAAAATCAGGGACTCTACTCGGGTCAATTTGACTAAACGCCTCAAGAATATGTTTTCTTGCATTTTCAATAGCCGTTGACGGGGGTCTACCTATGCCTGCTTTTTTGTAAAAGAATGCATCAGGAAGATGATGGAGCATTTCCCATGCATAGACATTGTCCATCACCTTTTCACTTTGCACACCTTCAGGCATAAACTTCGCATGAGCAGTCGGTATTGTTGCACCGGGTCCAAGTCCTTGGCCCTGCTTTGCACCCTTCATTCTGTAAGCAGATGGATGAAGATAACGAGGTGTGATGTATGGATATTTAATCCACTCAGGGGCTTGGTTGATGTTGAAACCTTTCAAACCCAACTTCTCTATGAGAATCTGACCGAGTTCTTTGTGCATTGGATTTGCACCTGATTCGATGTGCATACCGGCGGGGCTTTTTTCATGACCCCTATTAGTGAAATAAGTCACTGGGTCGCCACCAGCACCCTTAGTGCGCTCAGCGTAATCCCTTGAAAAAGGCGCTGAGTTGATTTTACGCCAAGCAGTTGCGTCAGCATCGGGGAGATGCATTCGCTCATCCGGGTGATTTTGGTTGAACTTATCTATCGAAGCCTGAACAAGAGCCATTGCTTGCATTGGGTCTTCCCCGAACTTTTCCAACATCTTAGCAGTTTCATGAATAATAGCATCAATTGGATGGAGATGAAGATACTCCTTACCCTCAAACTCATGTGCAAACTCTGCGTGCCCAAACTGTCCCTTTCGAGGTTTCACCGGAAGCAACTTCCCTACACCGTTGTGACCTTCAGATTCAGCAATCAAGTGTGGGTCCGCTGAACCCATGTGAGCAAACGCTGGTGCATCGGGGAAGTTTTTGTCAGGATGAAACGCTTCAGGGGGAGGGTGTCGAAGTAAGTGTGCCTGTCCTTGACCGGGTAAGTGAGCGTAAACTCCGTCACCCTTCATAATGAGTTTAGGAACACTCATCGGTTGGGGAAGGAATGCGATAATCATGAGCGATTGCTCCCCCGCGCGTTGATGACCTGTGCGGGGTCTGCACCATACATCTTCGCTTCGGCCTCTTCATTCTCAGTTCCTCCCTGCGGTTTACTTGTTTGGTTCGCAGAATTGGAGGGGTGATTTGGAAGATTGGAGCCAGCGCCGGAGGTATCTGGAGTGCCCATTCCCTTGCGCTTCTTGTCCTTATCGCGAGCATCGCGTAGAGCCTCACGAAGTTCTCGGACAAGGATTCGCATTTGTCCTATGTCGCTTCTGGACTTCATGAGGTCAGAGTGAACGACATCATCCTCACTCATTGTTACTATGCTTGGCATCTTGGGTTTGTTGAGACGAGGCTTACGAACACCCTTTGGTGGTTGAATACGAGGAGCGCGAACAGGGTGAAGACGGGGCTTTCGTGGATGTGGGATGTTACGAAGTGATGGGCGACCGAAACGACGGTGTTCACCCGGAGGAGTGCGGACATTTCCAAGACGCTTCTGAGCCTCTTGAGTTGCCATGTAGTCAAGATACTGTTGAGGGTCTTTCGACTTCGGTTGCTTACTCGCAATACCACGGTGAGACATCTCAACAGATAAATCTGCTAAGTTCAATCCAGTGTGTCTCCCAACGGGTAGATTCCGACTGATGATTTTAGCACGAGCAGGAGTCATAGGTCTTCCACCAAACCCACCTTTGGGTCGCTTAAACGCACCAGTAGATGGACGGAACTTCTTACTCTCTTCGTCCTTGTCCTTTTTTTCCTTCATTCGCTTGGACTTCAACAACTCAGACCAAGCATGGTCCATCGGCTCGCTTTTTTGCTGTTGATTCTTTTGAGCCTGATACGCAGCAAACTTGATAGCATCCATAAACTCGTCATTAACATAGTAAGTATCTGGTAAAGGACCGGGTTCAATCTTATCTTCTTGAACAGGTTGAGGTTCAGGAGTAGGTTCAGGAGTAGGTTCAGGAAGAGGCGCGTTAATGTCAGCCATTCTATCATCTGAAAAACGACCAATGTTATGTGCAAAGGTAGCCAAGTCAGCCATGTAATCACCACCCTCAACAGCATGGGCTGCGGTCGGGTAGAGTTGAGCAGTAAGATTATCCCTAACCATTGAAGGTCGGAGATTAGCAAATCTCAATGGTTGTCTAAGATGTTGAGTGGACGGTCTTTGGTCTACTCTTCTTTCACCGGGATACTTTTTATTCGGTTTTTGAACTGCAACGGTTTGACTGGGTGGCATAAAATTAGCGACAGACGCACTATACAATCTATTAGGCGGAATATTTGCAACTCCACCGTATCGTGCTATTAGATTCCTCATAGCAGGTAGTTGTCTTCTTTGAGGAGAGGTAAGAAGTGCCTCATTGAGATTTGTCATTACTGGAATGTGTGTTCTATTTCTACGTTGAATATCAGCATGAATGTCCCGTTCAGTTTCTGCACGTGTTTTACCAGTATGCGTCGCATGATGAACTCCAGCAGGTAGTCCTTTGGGTTTGTATGGAGGGGCTTTTACTAACACATCACCGATAAACATCGGCTCACTTTTTTGAGCAAGTGCCATTCTCTTAATGTGGGCCGGATAGCCCATGTTTGGGTTCAAACCCACGCACGGTTCTCCGACTTGAGCATTACAAGTAGGACAGGGAACAGCGGTTACCCTGTCTTGTATCTGCTGTTCAGCCCTCGCCATCGCTGCTTGTTCCGCTTCACGCATCGCTTTTTGTCGCTCCAAATAATCATCATCTTTCAACAACTCAGACCAAGCGTGCTCCATCGGTTCACCGGTAGCAACCATGTGCCCATGAGCAGCACCCGGACCTTTTGCTCCTGTAGCAAGGCTCGTTAGGAATCCACCAGTCCCCATAGGATTTGTTTGGAGGCCGACTTCACGGTCAGCGTCTAACTTTGTTGAATCATCAAGCCCCTCTTCCTCTTCTTCATCGTCATGCATTGCACTAAGATGGTGGCGGCGAACCTTGATGTGGCGAATCTTTCGCTCTTCTTGCTCTTCTTTCTCTTTCTTAGCCTGACGTTTGTCAGCCTTACCTTCACGGTCACGTGGGTCTTCATACCCAGTTCGAGTTGATTCCTCTTCGTGATTCTCGCGGAACATATGCGAGGACTCAGAGCGGGGGGAATACATGCGCGTGTCAGAGGAGCGGCCCATCATTCCTTCAGTCATTACATGTCACCCCCTGTCAAAATCGCAGCGTATTCCTTCAAGCGGAAGGGCACCCGGTTGTAGAACCTTCTGACGAAAAGGTCGTTTGGAAACGCCTTTGTCATGTCAGTAAATATCTCGGATAATATGGAGAGTGTATTATTCAACACTACGCGTGTAGGGAATACTTTCTCAGGCTCATCATTTTCTGCAAGTGTTTGAAATGCCTCACAAAGAACAGCAAACATATCCGTAGGAACTCTAATGTCACCATAAAAATTGAAGCGTTCCACAAGACAACGAGAGAAATCTAAGAGAGATGGTATCTCGTCATCTGTGATTGGAATATCACTGGATGTAATTCTAAAACCGGGATGCCCAACTTGAAGTAAATCAGTAACAGACACTGCAATCATTCAATGTCACCCACCTGTTCAATCAACTTTTCACGCACACGCATCCAAGTTTCAGGACTCTCTTTACTAAGTTCTACTTTGAGGATATTGATGGTGTTATGAGTTTGACCATTTTCAGAAGTAGCACCCCATTCACCTTGGAACTTCAATAAGTCCTTGATGGATTCTCTTACTTCTTTGTGCAAGGACACTGCATCCCGAATGAACCCATCTTCGTGAACGCTCCCTTCATTGAGCAGTTCGGACAACTTATGATTGAGGTGTTCGACATTCCCACGTAATACATCAATTTCACTTCCAACAACCAAGGCTACCTCTGTAGCAGCACTGCGTTGCACTAATGGTTGAAAATGATGTCGCATGTGGTGATACACTGTGTTCTCAGATACACCAAGTTCTGCTGCAATCGCATCCGACTCAGACCCATCCGCGAAATATCGCCCTTCTAACTCAGAGCGTTCAGGATGAGTGCAAATCTTACACTGAGGATTTGCAGCCATGTGATACTTACCCATGTGATTACGATAATGCCGGTCAGTTGTATTGGGTCGCCAACCCATATCTTGGTCTAACTGACGAGGCGATATTTCGCCTTGCCGAAGCGCTTCTTCTAACTCATCTCGGCTTGGATGTTGGCAAAGCGCACAAGAACGCTTAGTCACACGCTCCGCTACATCCATACTGTTCTTAAGGCAGCATCGAACATAACGGTTTTGAATGTAAAGTAGATGCGAAGTTGTGCCTCGACGTATTCAACGGATTCCGGGTGAAATCACTCGCGCTGTTTCAGATGTTGTAAAAAACAAGCGTGTCACAAAAGCAGAATATGCTCAACGTCTCTCGATTTGTGACACTTGCCCACTACTTATGAAAAGAAGTGGGCTATGTCGTTCATGTGGTTGTGTGATGCGTGTTAAAGCAGCACTCCCAAGTATGGAGTGCCCAATGGGAAAATGGTCAACGAGTGAGTCGTGAATAAATGGTGCCGAGCATCATGGATGCACTAAAGATTCCAATCAACGCAAGGCTCACATCTGTGGAAGAAAGCGTCTGACCCTTAAAGAGCAACAGAGCAAAAAATGTGACAATGATGCTGATGAACTGCACCATAATCATGTCAGTAATAACTGACCTTGTTGGGGCAAATACATCAATACTGGAAGTCGTTATACCCCGCATTGGGATTTCAATAGCGTCTCTTGGTGTAGGTATCATGTCAATCACTGTTTTGGTAGACCCATGAAGGAGCGAGCGACACTTCCAATGCCACCTCCAACCTTCTCCATCATTCCTTCATTTGCAAGTGCTGCTTGAAGTGCACCACCCATCATGGATTGTTGGGATACGGCAATAATTTGTTGGCGTTGCATCTCAGCCTGTTGCACCGTTTGTGTGCTGTTCGCAACCATTTGGTTGATGAGAATACCCACATTTTCTGCACTTAATGTCTTGAGGTTTTCAGGTAGGCTGGAAGTGTCTAACTTCATACCACCTTCATCTTCATCAATTGCAAAAGTTGCATCCTTGAGAATTGTAAGAAGTGAAAGAGTTGTAGTCGCTGCTACAATTTCGACTAAAGTTCCAAGACCGCCATCTTTAATGAAGCGATGGAGTGGATTTTGTGAGATAAGAAGAGCATTGAGAATCTCCATTTCACTCGGAGGTGCGACGGGTTGTTGCATGAACTGTTGCTGTTGTGGAGTAACTCCCATACCACCCATCATACCCTGCATCATAGGATTTTGTTGCATTTGTTGAACGGGTTGTTGTGTAAAACCGAATGACTGCTGAGCAGCAACTGGAGCGCCTGTTGCAGATAGATTGAGTGAACCGGGTTGTGCTGGTTGTGTGCCGAAGTTGAACATCTACTCACCCCCAAGACCCTGCGTCGAATCAATGTTCTGTTGAGCAACTAAATCTTGAAACGCTTGAGTAGGGGTATTCAAAGCCTCAAGTTCTGCTTGGAAAATACGCAGGTCAAAGACAATCATTGTGACATCATTTACCTCAGTAACTGGGTTCTTGTAATGAAGGATGCTAATGCCTTTGGTTTTACCAGCATCTCGCTCAAGTTCTGCGAAGAATGGCTCATATTTCTGAAGCATTGCGGGTTGCGGGTCTTTCTTTTTCACAGATGCTACAGGGACTGACACGATTGAAACGCCACGCTTCACCTTATCACGAAGACGACTTGGATTCATTTCCCTCTCTTTCTCTTCCTCTGCTTCCCATTTCTTTAACAAATGATAGAGGTGAAGGTGCTCAGGGCAATACGTGCCTCGCATCTTACGACCGCTTGTTACTTTGTCACGAGCGATAAACGCTTCAGGCTCGCCAGTAACAGGATTCTGCCAATACATTTCCCACAAACTACGACCTGTATCTTCATCACAAATACGCATGTAGAGATTGTCATGCTTGATGAGTTCTGCTACGTCACACCCGTCAACAACACAAACACCAGTGTCTTTGTCGTAACGATACTTGTTTCCAAACCAACGTAGAGGAGAAAACCGACTTCTCTTTGCTGGTTGAAGAAGTTTGTAAGCCTGTTTGATGTCCCTCCGGCGTGCTTTCCGAGGGTCGGGGTGTGTGCTCGGATAGAAATTGACCTTCGGGACTTCGATATTTCGCACTTCAGCCGCTGCTTGCATGGCTTGTTGTGCATTGACCATTTCTGTAAGAGCGGCCTGAGTAAGTTGCTCATTACCTTGGGCAGCAAGCATAGACAAGTGAGCATCATTGACACTTGCCAAAGACACTTGTTCATTCTGTCGCATCATCATGTAAATCACTCCTTATTGGGTGTTACAACAAGCCGCATTTCACCATCTTCAACCTGAAGTGCCCAAACGACTTCGTCACCGGGTGTAAGTGAAAAATGTTCTACAACCCATTGTGGAACTGTGGTTCTAAGGCTACGACTTGTGCCACCTGTAGATACGAGACGCGTCCTGACCATGCTTTCTCCACTCTCCTGTTTTTATTAAAGGTCACTCAAAGGGTCAATAAGTCCAACATCGTCTTTTCTACGTTCCAACCGATACGTGTAGCCATGAATGACCGTTTTGTCGGTATGCCTGCTTTTTGTAGACGAATCAAGTCATCACGAAAAGGGTCGAATATCTTATGTTCACCAATTCTACCATCTCGCCACAACTTAGACGCTGTATCATCAAAAAAACGGTCAGCCTTGTTTGCAACAAGCATGATGATACGAGGATGGTAACGACGACCTTTCAATCGTGACCAAATAGAGCGGTAACGATAATCGCGAGCAATAACTCTGTCAACAAGAAAGCGAAATCCAGCAATTTGCTCTCCAGCGTCTTCACCTTTGAATGCACGGTCATCGAACATATATACTACAGCCTCGACACCACGTGTTACCATATCTTCTACCCAAAGATTCCAAAATCGCGTATCACCACCAACGTCAGAAGAAAACACAAGACGGCGCTCATTATTCCACGAAAGTCGTTTTCGTGTGGGCTTAGGCATTCTATAATTGCCTAATTTCAAGATTCGGTTGTGCACCGTCCGCTCTTCTATTTCTTCCATTTCACCCGGCGTAGTCATGTATCGGTCAAGTGTTGTTTTACCAACCATTGGAGTGCCATAGATACCTACTTTTCGTGGACGATAAGTATGGTAAAGCATCTGTCCCCACATGGCCGCGCCAACCAGCGCGGTTCCAGTTGGGTCAGGCATGTGTCACCACCATTTAATCCAATTAGCAAAATCTACAAGTTTAGCAGCAGTCCAATCAGCAGTGTTTTCCCAAAGGCTAAACTCAGGATTATGAAACTCGAAACCACTAACTACTAAGGCGGTAATAGCGGATGCAACTATGGTCTTGAGCCAACCCCAAGTTCGCTCATAAGTTGTATCAACCGTGTTCGCAATATGCATTGCACGGAGAGTTTCCTCTGTAGCGTTGTCAGAGGGAGTTTTGAAGATACGGCCCATGCACTTCACTCACTCTTCTTGGTATATCGCTTATCGGGCTTACCATCCTTTGTGAGTGGAACATCGTCTTTGATTCCAAGATTGACAGGAGTTTGAGCCTCAGCCTCGTGAGTTGGAATACGACTCGCATCAAAGCGGTCATTTTGTTTCGCATCAAAGGCACCGATGATAGATGGACCTCCACCTTGGACACCCCAACTTGGTGGCATCTTACCGGGGTTGGCTTCCATCCACCGAAGTTCTCGTTCAAGTTGTGCTTCTTGTAAACGCATTTCCATTTCAGCACGACGATGGTCGAACGATTGCTGCATGTTTCGATACTTCGATGTGCGTTGTCGTTCGATATTCGTCATTCTTACTCGTTCTCTCATCTGTTGTTCAAAGAACATCTTGAACACATAGTAGGCAAGAACCTGAACGGCCAATGCTCCCATGCCATATGTCAATCCATTCACCCAATCAGATGCTCCGCTTCCTCCCGGTAGCCAAACACCCGAACTGAAGATACCGACAGCGATAGCGACAAGGATACTCTGTGCGAGAATCAGTCCCATCAGTCGGATTTCTGCGTCGTGTTGTTGATACTCATCCATAGCGACCACTGGAGTGTCCACCGTAGAGGTCATGATAAAGGTAGCGAGGGATGTTTCTAATGTTTCTAATGTCTAATCTTACTTTTTATACATAGTTAATTACAAAAGAGTAGATTGAACATAAGAATCATTGGAATCTTCGAAATCTATTTGCATTTCCAAATGACTCATGATGCTTTTCTTCTTCGGGCATTTCCTCTTCAGATTGCTCATCAATAGTGCGGCTCAGTGCAGCGACTATTTTCTCATCTTGCTCATCCATTGGTCCTGCCAAAAGATTGCGTAGAAGAGCAAGGTCGTCTTTGAGAGATTTAGCAATTGGTCGTAGGGTTCCCTTGTCTTTGAAGTGCCGCCCCCGGTTCGCGTGTTGACTTTCAAGAGTTAGGCCCCCACCTTCCGTGTGACTGACATCCATGTGGTCATGCGAGCCGTAGATTCCACGACGCCGACGTTCACGGTTCAGTTCTTCACGGTATTTCACGCGTTCCGGGGATGACTCGTATTTCTTGTCGTATTCACGCTTATGGCGCATGGCTTCAGGCGACTTGCGCTCCTTTACCAATACATCACCAACAGACATTGGTTCAGATGCATATTTCATTTGCTCAGATGGAAGCATAGTGTGATAATCTAAATGTGTAGCGGGATAGAATCCCATTTCATCAAATGACGGCTGATGTGTATCTATGTCATAACTTCGCATACCGTCCACACCAGTAGGAATCAAAGAGTCAAGTGAGCCTTCGCGACTAAATATCTGATGCCCGTGAAACAACCCACTATCTGGTATTTCAAAAGGTGCATCTACTTCCCGCGTTTCCTTTAATCTTCTCTCAATTTCTCTCATTGCTTCTTGGCCTTCAAGTATCTTAGTTGCAAGTTCTGGTCCGTATATTCTTTCATGTAAATTGTAATATGCCTCTCGCCCTCTTGTGATTTCATCCATATTTTCGGGCGTTTGAGGTAAATTGGACCAACCCCAATGCTCTTCAGCATTTACTTTTTCTCTTTCTTTATCGGCTAAATCATGAAGATGTTGTATATTTTTATCAGTTAAAATGTCAAGTGCTTGAGCAAACTTTCTTTGAAGAGCAAAAGTAGGTTCACCCATTTCTTTGAATGGATAATGACCTATTTCTGCTTGCTTTTTTAATTCAGACCAAGCAAACGCCATAGGATATGATGCCAGTTTTACGTCCGGTTGCTGAAATATGTGACTTCCGGGGATGTCATACCTCCTCGCACAATCTGCGCACATGTGGTGGTCATAGTTCATTTCGGGGCTGCGATGCACTTTATGTCTATACTCAACTTTCACAACAGGTTGAGAGAGCGTTGAGCAATCAGGAATAGTGCATTGGTCTGTAGGTAGTGTCTTTAGTCCACCATGGTAGAATACGCTGGACACTTCAGTTGGCCGTTGCATCAATTCATCCACCGGAGCCATGGTCATTTCACGGTCACCAACTGCTTTACCGAATTGCCCCGTTTCAATATCCGCATCCATAATCGCTCGTGTGCGTTGTTCCCGGTCTAATTCTTTTTGACCGCTGGCTTGTTGTCCGGCTTGGGCCATTTGCCCAGCAACTTGAGCACCTGTAGCAACTTGGCTACCGACTTTTTTTGCTGCCTCTTCCGTCAGTTCCTTTCCAGCCGTAGCAGCAGCCGCTTGCGCTCCACGTGTAGCAAGCGCTCTTCCAGCAACTCCTATAACAGCACCGGCTGCTGCACCAAGAGGACCGGGCATTTAGACACCTACATGGACTTGAGAACAGCCCATGCAGCGTCAATGGCACTCATTGGCTCACTGAGTTGGATTCTATCACGTGAACTGTCAGGAACTTCTGCCATTGGTTGTCTGTTACGAATCATCTGACGAATCATTGCCGCGCCTTGAGGTGTTTTTGATTGACGCATCAGGTCTTGGAATGGGAGAACACCCATTGCTTCTTGAGTCATACCAGCCGCTTGCATTTCTTGCATGAGGCGATTACGGTCACGCTCAGCAGCATCTTGTTGCTCCATCGCGCGTCCTTGTTGCATTATTCTTTGCTCAGGACTTACTGGGCGACGCCTTGCGTCTGCTACATATGGAGATGCGCGTCCGGCGCGACCGTAAATTGACGGGTCATACTTACGAAGGAACTCCATGGATGCACGAACCCTATCTTCCTCCTCCTCCTCCCATGGATACCCAGTTGATGGCTTAGTTGTGCTATAACCTTGGTCAGTGCTGGACCATTCAGGCGCAGGAGGAAATGCCTCATCATCAGTTTCATCCATTTCATCCATTTCACCTATACTCTCAGGGGATGCTGAGGAAAGGTCAAGTGAACCAAATCCATGCGGTAAAGGAGCGTTAGCCGTCATATTTGCTAACCCTCCTGCTCTCATTAGATACTCATATACTTCCTGTGCTTTCTGTCGTTGCGCAGGGTCAGGATGTTTTGTGTTTTCAAGAACAAACCGCATCATCTCTTCTACTCTGTCTCTTCTCTGAGGACGACGGTCAGGGAAGTTTTTCAAAATAGTCCAAGCAAAATGCATCGCGTTCATTCTAATCACCTAAAACTCTCATACGGGTCGTATCCTGCTGCCTGTATTCTACGGAATAGTTCTGCTTGAAGTTCAGCAGTGCTAAATTGACTTAAATCAGCAGGTGGTGCCTGAAATTGCCGTGGAGGAGTATTCGCACCTTCTGCTGCCGTCATTGGTGCGTGAGACATCATTGACATTTCAGGAGCACCAGCAGGAAGGTCAGGCATTACCATTGTGCTATGTGGGTCATGAGGCATCATACTTCCGGGGAAGTTAATCGAGCCGGGTTCCATACCGAATCTCGATGCGAGAAAGTCCATAACTTCTGGATTGTCACCATGTTCCATTAGGAATTGCTTGAGTGCACCTTGGTCCATTTCTCCACCCATCTCATTGAGAGCGCGAGCCATCTGATTTGACAACTTCTTCGGACCTGCTGGTCCAAACGAACGGTCACCAATAGAGCCGCTAATAGGCGAACCCCTTGGAAGAGGTGGTGCTTTCAACACAGACCAAGCGTAGTCAATCGCGGACATCTGCTTCTTCCCATGCTGGTGCATCATATAGGTATTGCGTCGGCGAGCCGAATCCTGCGGACGATTCCAAGAGCCTTGTTTAACCCATCTTCTTGAACTGTGCAATGGACACCCCAAGACGAAAGGTGACGGACCAGTGTTTCAGTTGAAAGGTTCGCTCCACTCTCTTCAGAAAAGGGACAACCACCCAAGCCACCAATGCTACTATCGAACTCACGAATACCCGCGTATAGGCCCGCGCGTATAAGCGCGAGCGGGCGCGATTCGTCTCCTTTGTGATGTAGATGTAGAGCAGGTGTAACATCCATGTCTTTTGCCAGTGATGCGAAGAAATCTATGTCTTTGATTGAACCGCAGCCTATCGTATCTGCAAAAACAACGGTATCCCCAAGAGTGCTTGCAACTTCAACACATTCTCTGAGCAATTTACTCTCAATTTCACCGTGCGGAGAGCCGAAAGCCATTGAAATGTATACTCGAACATCTTCCTTCGGTATCTCGTTAATAAAGCAGCAGTATTCTTCAATGGTTTTTGCCCTATTTCGACCAAGATTTTGCTCGTTGAACACTTCACAAGCAGAGAAAACCAGATTGAACTTCTTGACACCCACTGCTTTGGCGCGTTCAAAGCCACGCTTGTTCATTACAAGCGCCGCACCGTGTCCTGAGAACACATCTTCAGCATCAGCCATCTGCGGGACCAGTTTTGGATGAGCGAAACTGACTTCTTCGACCGTTTCTATCCCAGCCTCATAGAGTGAACTAATGAGTTGACGCTTGATGTCTGTGTCTATGAAGGACTTGATGCTCTGCAACCCGTCGCGAGGACCGACTTCATAGACAGTAACGGTCAACGCTGCGACCTCCGCAGCCCTTCTATGAACATCTCATCGAGTTCTTCTTCTTCGTCAAACAACTGCTTGATTTCTACGCCTTCACTAAACATGAGATAGAAGGCAATGACCATTAAAACGAATCCAAAACTGATGAGGAATACTCCAAGCATGTGCATCGCAGGGGCGGTGTAGATTTAACACTTACCTCTACAGAGGTCACTAATTGCCAGTAAGACGGTTAAACTCAGCCAATTCTTTCAATCCTATTTCTAATTCCTTGTCAAAATCTACGTTTCTTAGATGTCGTGGCACTTCTCCAGTCATATTACTAACCGCCGTATTCCACAAATCGTTATTTTCTAACTCAGGCCGTGGTTTGTCGATATTTCTTTCTATATCTTCTCCCACCTTGCTTGTTACTGGAATACCTTGCTCTTCAAATATATTCTGTATATCTGCCCCATGCATTTCATCAGCAGCAGCCAATCTATCGGCTGCTTTGTCGGGTCTTGCAAAGACGCTTCGTAAGCCCTGTAATCTTATTTCATCAGCAGGACTTCGTTTTCCATCACGTAACGCTTGAGCATCTAACATATCTTGATATTCTTCTGGACTGTTAATTCTCATGAACTCATCCATCTCTTCCTGAGATGTGCCGGGTGCACCGGCGGCAGGTTGCACTGCACCAGTGCGCGTTGCACCACTGGGTTTCCTTGTCATAGCAGGGTTTCTTTCACCGTAGGAAGTGGACGGGTGTCGTTTTCTGGTTGTTACTTGTGGTGTATCAGAAGAAGATGGGAAGCGTTTAGATTGACCTGAAGCACGTTGTGGTTTTCGGTCCTTTTGATTTTCTGGAACTCCAAACAGCATTTGGTCCCGATACCGTCTGTTTCTTCGGGAGTCAATTCTTTCTTTGAGTAAAACCCAAGCAGCGTCGAATGCGCTTGACTTCAACGGGAACCTTCTCGATAAAGGATTGAGCGCCATTTCTTCTTGTTCATCTTCCATTTCGCTTATTTGCTCAGTGGTTTGCATTACGGGAGATTCCATTTGATTTGTTTCATCCCCTGCCATTGGGTTGTTGCCTTTTCTTTGCTTTGCCCTTGGTTCAGGCTGAGGAGGGGAAGGAGGGTAAACACCCAATGCTGGGTTTATTTCACCTTCTCGTGCCATGCGACGCCGCTCTTTAATAGAAATACCACTACCTGCAATTGGCGACCCATCGTCGTAGGTTCTCGCTTTCAACAAAGACCAAGCAGTGTTGAAAGCGCCACTCATGAGTTTACGCAGGTAGGGGTAGGTCTTGAAGATTGCGAGGTCACTCAATCTCTATTTCTTCGAAACTCGTTTGGTAGGTATTCATCTTCAAAAAGGCTACCAAACATTGCACCCTCTGTCGCCATGTCAAAGCGTTGCTCCCATTCTCTTTGTCTTTCATCTTCGTCAACAGCACTGTTAGGAGGCACATGCGTCAATTGTCCGTAATTCGAAAATGCGTTTTTTGCAGCAAAGATGTTAGGGAGGTCTGAAGCATGTATCCCCTTTCCTTTTTTGCCTATGGATACTTCTTCAGGGTGAACTCTCATGTCAAGAGACGGGGTAGTCACAAAAGGTTCACCTTGTGATATATTGCGGACTTCTTGCAATCTACGCATTGCACCCATGATAGGGGGAGGAACTGTCCCCTGTCTTACTTGAGATGTGAAACTCTCTTGACCTAATTGTGAAGCCGGGTAATGCTCTTCGATGAATGCCTGTTGCTCGGGTAGTGCTTTGAGGATAGACCATGCAAGGTCAAAAGCACTACTCATGGGTTTACGCAGGAGGGGGTGGGACTTGAAAGTTGCGAGGTCACATGTAACTTAATTCATGCCTTTGGAACATATGTTGGTCATCACCCTCAAGGGATTTATTTTCAGGGTTTGTAAATTGAGGATACATTAAATCAAGCGCTTCCATTTCACTAACACCAAGGTAATCAGCCATAATTCGCATTAAGTTTCTTTCTCTATCAATCGGTGCTGTTCGCCCCGCCTTTGCGTGCTCACGACCGAACGAGAAGTTGGGGTAGCCGGAGTGAAGTTTAGGGCGAGTAGCGTTAATCTCAGTCAAAGCAGCATCTGTTCGGGTATGGTGAGTAGGTCCAGTCGATGCATAATGCGTATGGCTATCTTTTGTAGGGTCTGGAGTCATGGATAACTTACCATCAACTTCGTATGCCTTCAACACAGACCATGCATACTCGAAGGCGGACACAGTTGTGGGAAGAGGGTAAGAGGTTTGAATGTTGTGAGGTCACTGCTGAGGTCACTGTAATTTTCTGTAAAAAATTGCTGGAGCGCTGTGTGGGGTTAAAAGAGCGTAAAAGGCCGCGTAAAAGGTATGCCTCCGGCTAAGGGGGGCCACGTAAAAGGGTGCTGCGGCGGTGTAGTTTCTGCACCGGCCTTCGGCGTAAAAGCCCCCTTACACGTAGCGCGTAAAAGGCAGCAGTAGCACAAGTGTAGCACTAACACACGCGCATGTATGGTGTTCGCTATTGCGACAGTAAGCCGCTACGCCCCTTAACCCCACCC